GATAAGTTTTTATATATCATTTTATCTATCTTTTCCATTGCTATATATTTTTAAGTTTTTAATCGTACATAAACAACCTGACAACCGCAGTTGATAACATTCCCAGCCGACGCCGATGGGTCGTGAGGGTACATCATGCGGTCGGTAATTCCTGTGTTCGGGTCAGTTACAATAAACGGCTCGTCCTTCGGTATCGCAACACCTGTATCGAGCGCTATATGCCAGTCTCTCGGGTCTTTTGCTCCTCGATGTATCCACAACTTACCAATAGGTAAATCCGTTTGTGCTGCCCAATCTTCTGCCGACTTCGTTTTCGCTATATTTATAGCATTGCCAGCCTCCGTCCTGGCTATAACTCTCGCTCTCTTTTTACCAGCTACACCTCCCATCACAGCTTGAATACGTTTAGAAAATTCTTCTCGTGTCTCACCAATTTTATTGCTTTCTATCGTCTCGGCAACCAATTGCTCTCGTGTAGTCTCATCAATACCGACAACTTTGTTTACTAACGTCGTTAAGATATAGTTTTCAATCCAAAACGACCATGTCGGCATAAAGAAACGTTCTTTCTTCTGTGCTACATTTTTCTCTAATTGCTCCCATTGCCTCGACAGATAGTCCGCAAGTGTTTCACGATATAATTTTTCGAGCGCTTCGCCAAGCGCACTACCTACAACCTGATACTTCAACCAGCTCTCGGCATTCTTCTTGAATGCCTTCAAAACCTCCCTCGCAAACAATCTCTCATAANCTGTTTGTCTCCTGGTTTCTATCTGTATCAGTCGCTGTAATCTCATATCTGTATGTCTATATCAAAATCCGACAGCGGGACAAGCCCTTGCTGAACAAACACTTGATTTGCGTATTCTTCTTCAAGCTCATCACTACCAAGCATAACACGCACCTCGTTTATCGTATGCGTCCTTAAAAATGCTTCTGTCTGGTCAACCGATAACCGTAATTCATCATATGACGATAAGTCGTAATCAATAACATAATTTTTATTGTCTCTCCGTCGAAACGGTTCAACAAGCCAACTGTTAAGCTTGTCTTCTTCTGCAGACAAGTACGGCAATATTACTTCCTTTACAAATCGCTCGCTTGCGGCTTTCATGTTTTGATACGTCGGGTTGGGGTCGAACAGCGTTGCAGGGACTCCCCATAAATCGCATAACTTATAACCTGCGTGTTGAATGCCGTTTATTATATTCAACGCATCTGGCGACAAGCCTATTTGTGTATATTGCAGCGGCATCGCACTTACAACAATCTTATTCTTATTATCCGTGCCGTGAATTTTCTTATCAACCGTATCCTGTGTTTTATCCACCTGGTCTGGTGTCAACCACAGCTCTGGATTGGGATGATTAGGCGATATTAATCCTTTCGCTCCCTCATTCTCAACAGACTTAACCCAGCTTTCGATAGCTACATCATCAAGTTTCAAGTACTTCAACCCGGCAACGAGCGGTGATAATCCTCGAAAATGACTAAACTTATCATCAAACAAAGGATTCGGCATCTTCATATGAAGAATAGCCTTCATATCATCGTAAACAAAATCTCGATATTGTCCATTAAATAAATAAACACGCCAACCGACGAGATTACCGTTTTCAATGAATGGCGTCATTAATTGCGCTGGAATANCCTGCAATGATAATGCACAATCATCGTCTCCTGCTTCACGATAAATAAATGCCTCGCCTTGAACAAAATAGAATACTCTAACTAATGTGATAAAGTCTCGCCATGTTTGCTGCTCATTCGGATTTTTAAGCAACTTAACAAGGTCAAGATTTTCATCAGCAAAATCTAACGCTTTCCTAACCTCTAATCTATGTTTAGCAGCTCCGACAGGTGTATCTCTGAAACATTTTGTCGTCAAATATTTTCTTGACTTAATACCTTCTCTATCAACGTAAACATATGGTGTTGCCACATTAGCTTTATCAACAATCTTTTTTATAATACTATAAATATCGGCATTAGACGTATATCCATTTTTAATAAAATCTTCTGCATTAAAACTATACCAAAGAACACTACCACCCCCGATAAGGTAACTTTGAAGCGCTTTTAATATCTCCTGTTTTCGCACTTCGTTATTTTTCTTTATTTTTTTTCTGAATAACGACATTTATTTTTATTTTTTTATCGTCAATTATCGACGCAATATTAAGTATTATTTTTTGATATATGAGTTTTTTTTCGGAAAAATATTTTATTCTTAATTATTTCACGGCAAATTTAAAGTTGTATTTTGGTGAGATGGCATAGCGCATAGCATCACAGCAATGATTATAAGCGTCTATGGGTCTGTTAGTTGGCTTGCCATCTTTATCTTCAAGCCATCGATAATTACGAAGCTCTTTAATAAGATTCACGCTCCGCTTCGTTACAAAAATATTCTTACTCTGAAGCTTGTCAATCCCAACTCTGACACTATCAGCACCTTTCTTCGCTGGCTTAATATTAAACCCGGCATCATGAATTTCTTGAATACTCTTCGGCTCTGCGCTATCAGCGATAATCTCATCATAATCCTTACGAATACCGAGCTGCTCCATCATCTTAATTATATCTTTATTTAATAGCCCAGTCCTGTAAATCAATTCGTCAACGAAAAACGCATCTTCGGTTTCAATAACCTTAACCAACGCTGTGGGGTCGTTTGAAAAACCAAAATCCAATCCGTATGTATAATCACCGTCAGGCATCTTATCCACCTGTTGCCAGTTATTAAAAATAATCCCTTCACTTACACCATACTCGCAATCGAAATGCACACGCTTAAAATTTTTATCCCTTTTCATGCGTGTCTCAATACGACTTCTTTCCGTTTCAGGTAAAAAAGGATTATCAAGGTAATTAGACTTTATAACCACAGTGTCGTTGTAATTCATCAACCAATCCTCGAGCCAAAACTGCGACGTCGGGTTGAAATCCGCAATAACATTCTCGGACCGCCTTGCCAACTCATCCCAAACATCACGCTTCAATGAATTAATTTCATTACCATATAACCAATCACGCCTCGCTCCCAGCGCTTTATCTATTCTATCTGCCGAAAAAAATTCAATAATACTGCCTGTCGGGGCAGTCCAACGAGCCGATGTAATATTCCAATTACACTTTTTCCAAAGACCTATCTTTTTGCAAACAGTTTCCAATATTCGTATCGTCCCGATGTTGAGATGAGGTCTCGACTCTGAAACGACAGTTATAATTTCATCATCGTTCGATAATGCAACTGATAACAGAAACAACATGATATCGTACGTCTTTCCTGACCCGGTCCCGCCCCGATGAATAACAACCTTTTTACCATCGTAAAAAAAAGCCTTTTGCGTCTTATCGAATATTGTACCTGTCTCTATATCGACTGTTTTACTCATCTATTTTATTGTTTTCTTCGCTATTTTCTTCATTTTTTTCTTCTTTATCCTTCTTATCTTTCCTAATACTCCTGTTTACGAAATTAATCGTAATACTGTCGTCTTTCGCATTCATTTCGATATACTGCTGATTAAGCACCCTCCGTTCATCGGGTGTGCAAACCAGTCTATATAATGCCAGCAGCTCNCCAGCTTTGTTCGATTGAAACAACTTAGCTCGGATAGCGGATTTCGTCCTTATTCTGTTTTGCTCCAAAAGCTCCTTAAACATTTCCGATTCTTCCGAGCCTTCGGGAAAATATAAATAAAATGTTGAGGTGCTGCATGGCACATATGCAACAATATCAGAGATAAAAAACAAGTTGTGTTTCTTTATTGCTTCTATCGCTGTTTTCTTTATTTCCTCTTTATCATATAATGCCATAATTATTACGTTTAGGTTCATTTGTAAATGGATAATCCTCAGGGTATGTATCCCATGCTATATTATCTCGCTCCGTTCCTTTTAAAATTCTTGGATATAAATATTTTGATACAATATGATGATGTAACCTTCCACCATTCATCTTTTGTCGTTCTGCATAAATAGCACTCGGAAACTGTATCGGTGTAACAAGTGCCTTATTCAATAATTTGCACTCATGATATAAATCAGTTAACCCTCCTTTCGATACAGCAGAAACAGTTTGATTTAAAACTAATCCATCTCCATAACTACCTGTAAATAATCCTTCATTCATTATACATACAAACTGACTCGTATCATCATCTTGTACTCCACGTTCACCTCTATAAATATATTTAGTTAATATGAACGTCGTATTCATAACCTTATTACGAATCATTTTTTTATTTTTACCTCCAATAAAATCCCCAGTCTGACTTATTCCGAAACAACCAATATGTCTTTTATACATCAATTCCTTCACATTATTAAATGTAACCAAAATATCATCAAGAGTAGCTAACCGAACATATCGCCCAAATCGTTTTATCTGATACGATATCGTATCATCATCTTGCACTAAATAAAACTCTATTCCCATTTTTTTTGCATAATCATAAAACATGTTTCTTGCTTGTCCAGCAGAACGCCTCGATATACTTGCTCTATGAACATAATCATAACGCCTCCTCGCTTCTTTCATATCAAAAACATAAAGATTAAAACCTATTTTATTCGCAACCTTCTCATAATCCTTTATATCGTCAGTTTCATCATCAATAAAAACATGTATCTTATTAATATCCCAACCGATTTTATGAAAATACTTTACCGTTTTCAAATTATAAGGTCTATGATACGACGGTATGAATATATCAATCATCTTCGTTTTCATCGTTATATATTTTCCAGCCATCTATTTCATTATGTGCTCTTAAAATATCGTCTTCTATAAATCCATATAACCCAGAATCACATAAAACAAGCCGTAATCTTTCCATTACTTTCCTTTCTTCTTCCGTTGCATTAAAATAATAATAATTTGCCACACTCTCAAAATCTATTTTCAAGAAACGGTATGCAAACATTTTCATTACTTCTTTCTGTTCTTCCGTCAGCTGCGAATCTTCGATAACCTTAATCTTTACATC